TAAATGGTTTTATTTTATTCATAGTCATTGCGCCTTGTCCTATTGTCATTAACGCAGACATTGTTCCGCCTCTTGCTGCATCTCTACCAGCTTGGCGGTAATTTTCAGCCTGTGTTTGCGACATAGTTGTTATATTAAAAGCGGTATCTCTAGCCGTAATCCAATCTTGAACGCCACCACTTAAACTTTTAAATTGTATAAACAATGGCGAAGAATCGCTGGCAAAAGGATTTAATCCTCCTGCTGCTGATCTTGCTACTGTTAAAGCCATAGCTTCATTAGCTTCATTTAATGCTTTTGTGCCTTGTTGTTTTGCTTTAGCAGCTTCTATTCTTCCTGCTAATTGTATTTGATTAGCTTGCGCTTTGTAATACGCTTCTTGTGATTTTCCTGCCTGGTATTGACCATAAGCACTTACCGCTGTTGTTACCGCTGCTGCTGCTAACATAACTTCTGTACCCATTATTTTCTCCCTACTATCATTGACTTACACTCACTTTGTATTCGATTCCCAGCATTGTAAAAAATAATGGTTGCGTTTGTGTAATGGTTAATTGTGATGTTCTTGAATACCCTAATAACGGCATAATTCTTTTTTCTCCTGTGTAAGTAACAGGACCAGAACCTAACGTAACAGGGAGCTTACGAAAGGGGATTTCCCAGCCATTGATAGCTAAGTTCTGGCTTTGATACAGAAAAGGGGTGGCTTCTAAAATCCGTCTTCTCTGTCCCTGCACATTACCGCTTGGTAATCTTGGTTCAAAAGGCATTGTTATAACTTCTATAGAATACGGTAATCCAGCCTCAACATAGGTAGATGGCACGCTGTCTAAAGTAATATTTCCAGACGCTACCGTTTTATCCGCTTCTACAATATCATCGGCTACAACATCTAATGTTTTACCTTCTAAATGCGATAAACTGCCAGCCGTTGTATTTGTCGGTATAGCGACATCTGGAGAAGCTGCGCCTGAATAATATTGTATAGAGCTATCTGTTGTACGATCTTCATCAAACACTTCTACGTAATATTTAGCTCCACTACTTAATGTCCGTTTTACAATGACATAAACATCATCAACATCAGTTGCGACATTTAAAAATGTGCCATCGGTTATCCATCTGGCAGGAGCAACAACATTTTGCGCTCGTAATAAAGTATAAGCTGCTATTCCGCCTTGTAGTTCCGCAGAAATGCCTCTTGTATCTGTTGTAGCTGTACCATTAACAATTAATAATAAATCGCCTTCATCGGTAGAAGAGGAGGGCCGTAATGCCATATCTTGCGGATTAATTATAAGATGCGAACTTAACAAAGATATATTAGTAGATACATAACTTAATTCGCTGTCGGAAAAAGTAAATTCTCGTAAAGCTCGACCTGATCGTTGTATAAACAAAGTTCCGCTTTCCGCAGCAGCAGGCCTAATACCGTGTTTCATTCCACGCCTAGATGCCGATTTAACAACAATGTTTGTCGGTGTAATAGGATCTAAATCTGCTTGTGGCACAAAAAACTCTGCGCTATCAGTAAATATTTGTAAATCTCTACCAGAACGTAAAGCAACAATAGGATTAACCTGATCGGTATCAAGTTCCGCAGCTATAGCATCATCGGCTAAACTTTCTGTAGGAAAAAATTCATAAATCAATCCCACTTTAGAACCCCATAACGTATTTACTAAAGATTTAGAACCGCCCATATATAAACGCCCTTCATGGAACGTACAGCTACGTGGCCATCCTCTTGTTGTTGACCAGGCTGGTTCGTAATACGCATCTAAACTCCAATCGCCTTGTGCTAATGAATTGCTATCAAAAAACGGTATTTCAACAGTAGCTTCAGCTTCCGTATTACTATTTACTTTAACAACTCTTGCTCGGCCAAAATTAGTTCCATCTTGAAAATATTGTCCTACGGCTAACGATTTAAAACCAGAAATACTATAAGAGGAATCACTAGCTGGGTTAGTGGTCCAGGTATTTTGTACCGTTGCTACTTTCGTGCTGCCTACATAATCCGTTATAAAATTAACTTGGCCATTACCAGTACCAGATGTTATTTCAATAAATAATCCGTTATAAAAATCATCGTTACTATTTTCGCCAGACGCTAGTGTTATCGTTGTAGATGCGCCAGCTTGAGCTGTTCCTGTTTCCGTACTAAATCCATGCGTTAATGTAATATTACCATCCGTACCACTAGGATTTAAACTTCCTTGTGGCGTATAAGTTGCTGCACTAAATCGAGCTTTAGGAATACTGTCAAAAGTAATATCGCTAATAGTCCAGGTAACATGATTGCCACCACGTTGAACTATTTTAGGAGCCATATCTTCTTGCACTAAAATTAATACAGAAGCGTTTTGCGTATAAAATAATGTTGATAAACTAGCACTTCCTATTGTAGTTGTTAAAAAATCATCACTACCACCATTTATAGCAGTAACTAATACCTGGTCCTTAAAAACGTACATACGATTATTAACAAAAGCCAGCATATAACTTTGTTCTGTAGAATAACGAAACGGTACTAATTTTGTTCCATTTTGCGGTGCGCCAGCAGAAGGAAGCTCTGCTATAAATCGCAAACCAGGCCGTCTAGTCATACCACCTTGAGGCTGCACTACAATATTTTGTGCTTTTTCTAATCCATTATAATATTGCTGTAGATCAACACGACTACGTATTAAAGGATCGAGTTCCCCTACAGAAAAATTACTTTGTATTTGTGTTAATCTGCTCATCGAATATCCGTAAGTGAGTAATCATTAATTATGGTATTCTGATTGCTGCCTTGTGAATCCATACTAATAGCTGTACGTAAATATCCTCCTCGATTGTTTTCGGATGGTGCGCCTAATGCAATAGTACGCCAAAAATCTGTTTTTGTTATTTGATCCGTAATAGGTTCTGCTAAATGCCAGGCACATTGATATATTAAAAGCTGTGTAAAATATACAGGCATAAGATCTTCTTCTAAAACCCTTTGGTAATCAATATATACAGTTTGGCTTTCTGTCATTAGCTTGGCTGTGCCATCAGTACCCATATTAATTTCCCAATCTTTAAATATAGAATTTCCATGGGTATTAGATGTGTACGCTGCTAGAGGTACATTATTTAAAATATCATTAGGTAAAGAATATTGATAAGTCCATTCGCTTACAGGCGTAGTATTATCCTGCGCTAATTGTGCTTTTTTAATAGTAAAACTCCAACGATACATTCCTAGAGTTGTTTGTTTCACTTTAGGATATAACGTGGAGCAAATATTGGCCTGAGCTGATCCATCGCTTAGAGATGTTAAACCTTCAGCTCCTAATAATGCTAAGGCTGCATTACATATACTTACATCGGTATCGCCTGCTGCCATAATTCATTCCTTATAAAACGGAGAGATCCGAAAACCCCTCCGTTAATATTATTTTTAGTCAGAGTCGGTTACGGCTATTGTTACCGCATCACCCACATCGACCACTCCACTTGCGTTACTTACGACTACATGCCATGAAGCTGTAGCTGTACCGCCAGTTGAAGCCCATGAGTAAACAAGATCGCCAACGCTAACATCATCACTCACATCATTAAAATACCCAGCTGCTCTTATAGCAGTATGCGCATCTGTTGTAGTATAAGACCACATAGCTGGAACTGATCCCTTTTGAGATTGTCCGCCTAATGGTCCCCATCCTGCTCTTGAAAACGCCATGATTACTACTCCCTACAAGTTATATCTACGATACCGTCAGCATCTATAGCTACAGAACCCATACTCATCATGGTTGTTACTAGCCAAGAAGTTTTCTCAGGTACGTAATTAATCTCTGTTCTAGGATTGATACCAACGGCACACCCTACAGCAGATTTATGAAAAGCTATAACAGTACGATCTGAAGAGCCATCAACTGGTACTCCGCCTTCGCTTCTTGTACCAAGTACATGGAAGGTAAAGCCTAAATAACTTGATATTTGGCCCTGGCTAAGCGCTCTGATACTGTTATAGTCAGAACTTACAGCTCTTTCATCGCCTAATAGGCCAGCGAGGTTATTCGCATGGCAAACAAGATGTCGATCTGAGCTAGGCACGTTCGCAGCATCCATTGCCTTTTTTGCTGCAATTAACTTACCTACATTAAGATTAGACGCAGTAGCAGAGCCACTTGTTACAACAGTATTTGCTACCGTTGTACCAGCTGAGGCTGCTATAACCGCATCAATTATTATTTGATCGTAGCGTCTTCCTATAGCCGAACCAACTACAGTTGCTAGTTCGTTTCTTTCTTCAAAGCTTACTTTAGCATTGTTGAAAATATCAGAATATTCTGAAGCCGACCAATCCGCAAGAGTTACGGAAACTTGGCTAAATGCGGTATTAAGCGGTGTAACGTCCGTTTGCGGTGTACGCTCGGTGGCAACACCAGCAGCCAATTTTGGCCACTTATATGTTGAGCCTACGACTCCGTTCTTCATTCGGCATACACCGTCTAATGTACGATTTGATTGGTAAGCATGGTGTACTTCCGAATTGAACATCGTTTCGAAGGCTGGACTAAGATTTGTTGACATTTTATGTCCTCCTAAACA